CACGAGGCCCCACCACTTCGGCTTGCCATCGACGATCTTCCACGCACCATGCACAACGACGAAGCGATGCTGGCGTCCGGCCTGACGCACCGGGCCTTCGAGAATGGCATCGCCCGAAGCGATGCACATCATGATCCGGTCGCAGTCAACCGTGCCCTTCTCTGCGATGAGTGACGGGTCGATGCTCTTTGCAGCCTTGCTGTCGGCGGCGATCTCGCGGCCGTCGGTCAGCTGCCAGATCTCGCGCGGGTAGGTCTCTTTGTACCAGTACTCGCAGACGCGGATGTTTTCCTTGTCGTCCCACGCCGGATCATCAGCGCACTCGCCTTCCGTGAAGCTGATCTTCGCGGCCTTGCCGTACTTCGCCGTGTATTCACTCGCCGGCAGGCTGTCGATCAGGCACCAGTCGCGCGCGTCACGCTTCAGGGGATCGGTCGAGGCATCGTCCCAGTACAGGCAAAACGGGTTCGGGATGGGCTCGGCCCGGATGCGCTGGCGCTTGAGCGAGTCCTTCACGTACTCGGTCGTGACGCGCCAGGCGCCCATACCGCCCTCGACCTGATACACGCCTGCGTAATCGCAGATGGTGTCGAGGTCGGAGACATTTGCGATGTTCCGGCACAGACCCTCACGCACGCTCGCGGTGGCCTTGTCGCTGTCCTCAACCGCGCGCACCTTGCCGGCCGGGCGATTGGCGCGCATTTCGTTGATGAGGCGCTGGCCCTTGATCGAGAGCTTGTCGAACTCGTAGCACGGGCGTGAGCCGCGGGCTTTCTTCACGGCCTGGTCCCACTGCTCACCGGGGATGGAGACGAATTTGATGTCTTCCTTCGCTTCCCGGCGATTTGGCTCGTCCGCCTCGATCATCTTGGTGCAGCGCTCGCGAATGCGCACGAGCAGCGCCTTCTTGTCGAGCTGGCCAGGGGTCTTGTCTGAATCGTCAGCCATTACATGGCCCGCCTGAAGTTGCGATAGGGCTCGACCTTCATTCCGGTCTCGCCAAAGATTTGATCCGCGGCCACACATGCGAGGCCGAATGCATCAGCGGCATGGCTAGACCAGTCGTGTTCCGGGCCAAGGCCGATGTTGCGCTCGTCATCCTTCTTCTCGTGATACCAGCCGAGCGCCTCGATACCCGCGGCCGCGGTCGGCGTCGTCTCATGATCTACATCGTCCGGCGCGTTGAACCAGATCGACGGGAAATGCTGCCGGCCCGCTTCAATGCGCTGCTTGGCCGCGCCCTTGCCCTGATTCGGGACTACCGTAACGTCGTATCCGGCGCCCTTCAGGGCTGACTGGTACGACACGTCGAAGACCTTGTCATTGGCCTCACCGTCGTGAGGCAGCCATACCTGGGCACGCTGCGGGGTGTACCCGCGCTTGCGCAGCCATTCCACATGCGTCGCGAGTGGCTGGCCCACGGCCTCGTAGTAGTCGAGCACGCGAATCTCGCGGCCAATGAACTGGATGGGCCAAATCGACACCGCATCCGCTCGGGCTCCAGTCCCGCCGATGTCGAAGAACAGCCTGATGGTCATGAGCGGATCGGCGGCGAATCGCCCTATCCGCTTCTCGGCACGCGCCTTCGTGAGACTCGCGGCGTAGTACGCCCCCTCGATGATCGAGACGTAGGCGCCTTCCCAAATGTGTTCGTATTGATCAGGGCGCTTGATCAGATCTCGTTGTCTTTCGCGCTCCAGTTTGGCGGGAAACTTTGGATTGTCCCGCCAGTTCATCTCGACGACGCGAATCAGCGGATCATTGGCGAAGCGGAAGCGCGCCTCACAGGCGGCCTTCTTGCGCTTCGGGTTCCACGTAACCCACAGCTCCGCGTTCCAGTCTGTGCCCTCCTCGCGAAGGGTCGGGATAAGCGTGGACCATGCATCCGCAATGATCGGCTCCGCCTCATCGACCCAGCACAGCAGGATTCTGCCCTTCGATTTGATGCTCGCGAGACTCTTGTCGAGGCCAGCAAATGCGAAGTTGATTAGCCCGTCGCGGCTCTTGATGTACTTCTCGCCGACATCGTAATACTCGGCAAGAAATGGCTCTTCCTCGATGGCTCGCTTCACCTCCTCAAGCGAGGAGTCGTCCAGCGAGTTCATGAACTGGCGGGCGCACAGGATCGTGCCTTTGATCCCCTGCAGTCCAAACATCAGACCCTTGACCGCGGCCATCTTGGCAAAGGTTCGCGTCTTGGCCGAGCCCCGTCCTCCCCACGAGCCGCGAACGTCTGCCGGGCCGATGAACAAGCTCTTCAGCTTTGGCGGCAGGGCGACCTGCACCGCTTCTGCGACCGCGCTCACTTGAGGTCCACCAACTCGATGCGGCTGATGGTGCGAATCGCCGGCTCATCGTTATCGCCACCAATCAGCGCCTGCGGGACCTTGCCGTCCAAGCGATTCGCAATCTCAGCGCGCGCGTCCTTGTCACCAGCCATGGCCTGAATGACACACGCCTCGGCGATCTTTGCCAGCGCCTCGCCGCGGCCAATCTTGGCCTCCACGTTCTCGTATTGTGCGAGCACGCGCCTGAGCGCGTTCTCCCAATCCTTCGCCTTGCGGGCGTTCCGATTACCGACTGGCGCGGCCACGTTGACTCAACTCCAGTTGATTGTTTCGCCTGTGAGTCATGACAAGTACGGCTGGTTTCGAACTTGGAAGGTCATCGACTCGATGAACTGGGTGCTCAGGCCGTAATCGGCTGCGACAGACAGCGTTTTGGTCTCCAGCGCTCGTGAGTCTTGGAGAATTGCCGTCTGCGCGGGAGTGAGCGTGATGGTGGCGGTCGTGCCCGGTGTCAGGGATGTCCAGCCGAGGATCTCGCCGCATTCACCGTCCAAGCGGTATTTGCAATTGGTCGGCGTGACGTCTGTGTTCGTTGCGCGATCTTGGAAGCGGGCAACGATGACCATGCTTGAGCGCTCGTTCACCTTGCGCGTTGGGGTGCTGAAGTAGATGGCGTTAGCGGCGGTCATTGAAGCCCCTCACACGCAAAATCATCTGGTCATCGGAAATCGAATAGACCGTCTGATAGACGAACTTCTTCACGCCCTTCATGCGCAGCTGATCGCGCGCCAATCGGCGATTTCTGCGATTGTCGCCAACCATATCCACGAAGAACTCTTCACGATTCGACTGCGCTGCCTTCATTCGTCGTTCAGCAGCAACATGAGTGCTGCGACCTCCTCTTCTTCGAGCATGCGTTGCAGCTCACGATCGAGCGCCTCCATGGCGCTGAAGTTCGCCTGGGTGAGTGCGCGGACGTAGGCGATCTTGGCGCGATCTGACAGCTCCAGCTGCTGATGTGAGTGATCGCGGACCAGGCGCTGCAATCGATCCAGTTCTCCGCGGCGTTCGTCCTGCGCCTCCTGTCTTGCGAGCAGTTCCGCGATCTCGCGATCGATCTTGTCTTTGAGGTCCCTCGCAGCCTCTTCGCGTTCGTCCAGTTCCCGGCGCTTCTTGCGGCGTCGGTTCTGTTCACGTTCGTATTCGTAGAGAAAGCCGCCGGAGAACGTGTCCTGCACGGGTGGTGCGGGCTGGTCTCCCAGACTGAGAGTGATCTGGACATCTGACCCGGGCGAGACCTGAGAGCCACCTGCCGGAACCTGGCTAATGATGAGCCCTGCGGCGACCACGGAGCTGTAGGCGGTGATGACGCTGACGGTGAGTCCGACAGCCTGGATGTCGGTCGTGCCCTGCGCCTGAGTCTCTCCGACGACATTGGGCACCGTGACTGCGGCAGCAGCGCCGAGCCCGAACGTGACGAACTTGCCGATCGAGGCAGGTGAACCGATCCCGAGGCTGATGAGGTCGCTTGCACTCACGTCGCCCTCGTAAGTGCGGTCGGGTTCGTGCCGTCATCGAGGGTGAAGGTCATCGCCGCGGTCGTGCCGTCGAGTTTCTTCACTGTGAGCGTCGTGCCGGCGACGGCGCGCTCCTGGAGGAACTGCTGGATCGCAAGCAGCGCCTGAGTGAGGGTCGGCGCGGCGCCATCGGCAGCATAGCTCTCCGTCAGCTGCGTGGTCAGGAGGCCCGTGACATCGCCCGTGGCGGCAGGAGATGCCGGTAGGTTGTCGGTCTTCGCCTTGATCGCCGCGACTTCGGTGTCGATGTATCCCGCGATCGTCGAGAGCTGCGCGTCGAGATTCGCGCTCGCAAGGCCCACCGCGGTTCGGGTGCCGGCGGCATCGAGGGGGGCGGTGTAGCTCGCCGAGGCGAGGCGCGAGCTGACTGTCGCGT